GAACTGGTAGACTGAAGCTGCAACGAGATTGATGCCGCCGTGTCTGGTGTTAAACTATTAAACAATGTATAATTTAGCGTATCATTATAAAACGTCGCCGGATTTCCAGGAATCCAAGAAGTCATGTAGAACGTATATGCTACTCCAGTAGGAGAACCTGCTACTGCGACAGCAGTATAACCAAGAGCGTAGTTTAATGTACCATACTTAGGACTATAAAAGTTTCCAAATCCAATCAGCGTCACACCAACAATACCGTTCCAGAGAACAGGAATCTGCACTGGAACAAGCGATGCTGCGACTAACTTATTGTCTACTACTATGAAGCCATCGCACTGTGTAAAACACCGTGGATCAATGTAAGCTGGCGGCGCAGACGAATCCACGCCGCCAAATGGAGCTTCTATTCCACCATAGGTAACCTCAAGTCCGATGTTACCGTTTGAGAGTTCCTCTGTTTTGATATGCCCCACTAGAAGCCTCGCTTACTTAGTACCGAGATACAAGTCAACTTCACCAGTAAATGTGCCGCCGAAGGTTACAGGTCCAGAGAGCCAACCAAGTTCTCCGAACGTTATCTGTTGTGTACTAGCAGTCCATGTCCAAGTGTAAAGTCTGCCAGCTTCGTCTGTGATTGTAAAGGTGTTCGTGGACGTACCACCTGTCCACGAGCCACCTTTGACTTTGACGTTTAACGTACCGAAAGGAGTTGATCCAGCTTGTGTTACCTTCCAGATACGGCCTGTGAAATCATTTGCCACAAGCTACCTCCTTTCTTAGTTAAGGTTATAGGAGCAATTCAACATCACTCCATAAAAATTGATCGTACCGCCAGAGCCGGCGGTGAGATTGATATTAACAAGAACTGCTGTGTCTCCTGCTTGTGCTGGTACAATCATTGCAGGCGAGGTTACAGGAATGTTTGTAACCTGAGGCTGTGCGCCAATAGCAGTAGGCAGACCGTTTGCACCAAGCGCGATTATATTAGTCACAACCGGTGCTACAAGATTCTGAAACTGTGTCTTTGTAAGTGCAGCTGTAGCTGCGCCTGCTGTTACAGCCAGCACTTGATAGACTACATCTATCGAGTTGACTTGCCAACCTTTAGCAAGCGGTCCACGCTGAACATTACCAAGAGTTGCAAGCTGTGCTGCTGTGAGAGGCGGAAAACCAGCAGAAAGTCCTAGAGGCCCACCAGTATTTGCTACAGTAGAAGGACCAGGAACAGAAGCAGCAGTTCCAAACTGTTCTTGATCAATCGCTGATGATGCGTAAACACCAGAGCGCAAAGTTGTTGCTTCTGGAGATTTGAAAAACTTAGCTGCCGCAGTAGAAGGAACTGTTACGTAAAGCAATCCTTGTGCGGGAGCCGCAGGTCTGGTTGCCACAGCAGCAAAGTCCACAAACTCGTCTGCGCCAATCCAAAGATGTGCGTCAGACTGTGGAGTTCCTTGTTCCCATTTACCCTCAGTAAAACTCATTTTGTCACTCCTCGCGGCACGCCGCTAGATTAGAAAATCTTCTACTTCTTCTGCAAAATCTGGATGACGAAGCTTATCTACAGGAACGAGTTCTTCTTTGCCGTCGGTCAAGACTTGTGCTATCCTAACATCCCGTTCACCGATAAGTCCCAGTTTACCATTAGAGTCCTGACATTCAGGACCAAGCAGCAAGCCTCGTTCCCATTTCATAACTGCTATCTTCGTTTTCTTGTCACACCGATCGCAGTAATGCCACGGTCCTGTCCAGAAGGTATGTCGAAGTCCGGTTTGTGCAAAGAAGCTCATTTAGAATCCTTTTAGCAGATCGGGGCCGGGAGCAGGCTCGACCCCTTTCCACTATTCGTAATGATGCTCTATTACGAAACTGTTTACGGTCCCTGAGTCCCCCAGACTCCCTGCCACCGTGGGCACCAAGCAGCAACTCTCATACGAGTCTTCTGCTTGATAGCGTCGGTATCAAAATCATCATCAAAGTCTGTAGTAGGCTTTTCACGATTAATGACTTCCAGAGCATGATCCGCCTTATCTGCGACAAGATACCATGCGCTAGGAGAGTTAAGCCACGGAACCTCGATGTTCTTGTAATCCTCAGGCAACAGAGAGTTGATGGTGTTATCTGCTGTATAAGGCTTACCAGAAGAACCGAGGATCTCACGAACTAGGAAGCGTAATTCAGGAGGCGTGATCAAGTTAACCCAACGCAGTCTGATCGGGAAACCCATGTTGTCAATCATACGCGCTGCGTGATTAGTGGCAAGTTGCAGACCAGCAACCGAGAAATCTACGTCCACCGAGGGACGGTTAGGATATGTACCCGGCGCTGAGATAACACCCGCTGCTCCAGGAGCGATCTGCGTAGCCTGTGCTCCGCCGAGAAGAGCGTGAGTATTGTAGAACAAAGGATTACCGTCAAAAGTCGTAACCGCTGACGTGAAGCCTTGATTAAACACATTCCACGCGATCATCTCTTTGGTGAACGCTGCGCTACGAGCAAGCAACGTCGGTCCTTTCTTGCCGACAAGACCGTATCTGTCATCATCGTACAATTCCTTGGAAGTTCTAATACCCAAGGAATACGTGAGTGGCTCGACTCTCTTGGAAGCGCCCTGCTTCATTTCTGTATAAGCGGTCGAACTATTTTCAGGTTTTTCTTGAAGAACCGAAATCCCGGCCATTTCAAGCTCTTGCTCGTACTCAAATTCCGAATCTACCTCGTGAAAGACTTTCGGATAATCTGAAGCTTTGAGCTGGTTATCGAGGCTGTCAAAGTAGATTTTCCTCAGCCCCGGCTGCATTAGTTGTGAAAACTTCGCTCGTACTTGAGGCATGTTAAATCTCCTTTGAGTTAGTTAATCTGGATCGCGGTTGTAAGGAACTGAAAGTAAACAGGATAGTTAAGACCCGAGCCAAGAGGAAGAGCCACGATCTGTACAACCGCAGAGCCACCTGTTTTGGACTTGTCTACATACCAAGTTCCATCACCTGTGCTCTTGGTCAAGCCATAGCTTTTACCAATGTCAGACTGTACTGGAGTCCAATCAGCAGCGAGAGCGCCGGTAAGATTGTCAAACAACGCCGAGAAGATGCTGTCTTGATTCGGCGTCATGTAGAGAGTACGCCCATCGGATACAGGAGTACCGATAGCAATATTGACACCGTTCGGTTGTCCAGGAACGTTGCCATAAGTTGCAATGGCGATATTGCCTGTAATTCCACCAAACGGAGGCACAGGCGCTCCAGCACCGGCGCTACCGAGATTAAGTCCAAAGGATTCTGAGATACCCAGAATCCCAGCTGCTACAGTCGTGCCATCCCAAGCTTGTACAAAACCTGAAGCGTTCAACTGTACCGGAGTTCCAGATAGAAAAGTCTGCCCCGCCGCTTCGTTATTGGAGACAGTATATGGCGTGGTTCCCGCCTTCTCCAACACTTGAATAATCGGCAGATGAGTAGTGAGGTTTGCCGCCATAGTACTCTCCTCTGTTTTCTGCTTTGGGGCATCCTGCTATGCCGCGTTAAGGTTTAGTTACATAATCGGATCGTAATAATCCAATCCACCACCGAGAGTGGGAGTTTCTCCAAGCTCAAACGTGCCTTTTACACGAGCTGAAGGAGGACGCCTGTTATTACCAAGTTGACGCTGAGAAAGCTCTAAGCCTCTACGACGTTTGCCATAGAGAATACGCTTGTGAACTCTCATGCACACTACGTCAACGTACATGTAGTGGCCCTCGGAGTTAAACGGTAGAGGAATCTTGAAATCAGGATGAATGTGCTCTGGCTTTAGATACTCGTAACCTTCAGCCAAAAGTTGACCAATACGACGATTATCTGTTGAAGCCCACACACATTCAAACTCAGGATCTTTCAACTTCATGTTCATGTAATCAGGAAGATCATGGTCGATTACAGGAATGTACATTTGCATGTTGTAAGAGTCGGCTTCGGTGATTTTAGACCAGTCCGGCTCTTGTGGTTGCGCCGCAGCTACAGCGGCAGCACGATTTTTCTTGAGAATTCCTTCAATCACTTTCTCAAGTTCGGAAGCGTTTTTCGTAGGCTCAAGCATCGCAGCAGCAAGTTCTTTTGCTTGCGCAGGTTCCGTTATAGCAGGAGTTTTATGGTTAATTTCAGACATTAAGCGTACCCAATCCCTTCTTCGTCCAGTATCTTAGCGTAATCAGCAGGTTTCATTCCAAGAAGACGAGCTGTTTTGAGAACTAATGGATCATTCTCAAGGCCACGGAGAGTAGAGGCTTTGTCGTCAGCAGCACCGCTTGAGCCAGCAGAACCATTAGAGGTTCCGTTTGTGCTTGTAGATCCAGCGAAGCGACTCTTGATCTTGCCTTCTACAATCTCATCATTGTGACGACCAAGAACTGTAAGATAACAGTTCTTGATAACAGAGGGATCATTCCGAGCCTGAAGCGTTTGACCGGCGATAAGAGTGTCGATTTCTTTTTTGATGTCGCCGTGGTAGTACTTGAATTCTTTCTCATCTTCAAACACTTCACGACGAATATTAGCAGCATTCAGTGTCAAGATAGCCGAAGTATGTCCCTGAGTAGCCTTGGCTATAGCAGCTTTTGGATCAGTCAGAAACAATTCCTCAATCTCAGCATCAGTTTCTTCTTGCGTCCTAGAGTTCTTGAGCCTCAACGCTGTTGCTGCTTCGGCGTCTTCCTTGTCTTTATGCGCCTTAGACTGCGTTTCCATGATACTCTTAAGTCCATTAAGAGTCTCCATCAGCTTCGGCATCTGCGCCGCTGCATCAGCACCAGCTTTGATCTGATTCTGAAGCTCGTCAGGAAGAGTGAACTCCTCTGTTCCATCTTCCTTTGGTTTTTTCTGCCATGAAAATAGTGCCATTAGAGTTCGCCCCTTTCTTGTGAAGCTTGATACTGTTCCAGCTTACTTGCTACTCGTTCATTTCGATCTTCGATTTCTTTTAACACTTGTGGAAGTTGAAGAACCGAGTTAAAAGACTTGAGTTGCGTTACTTGAATCCTTGTTTTAGCTGCAATAACCTCATCAGAGTCTAACAGATTTAAAGCGCACATAGCTTCATACGCTTCTTGTCTCACTCTACTTAGGTAAGCCAGTACCGGCTGGAACTCCTCCCGCTCCCACAACTCCTGAAGGGACTTGCGATACGGGAGAAGATCCCCTACTTTGCTGATTTCCATTACCTGCTCCTGCTCCAGGCTGTGCCTGAGCCATTTTCATGGCAGCTTCGACAATCTGTTCCACGGAAGGAAGCTGTGTTTCAGTATTGTCTGAGTTAAAAGAACGCAGCAAAGCTTGCATAGTAGCCCTTGTTGCAAGAAGAGATTCGCAGTAGTACATTTTAAGGTCGGGTGGAATGTTCGGAGTAGTGATTGCTTGGATCATTTGAGACTGTGAAGCGTAGTAGCGATCCAGGCGATCAGAGAGCAAGATGCCGTTCTGACGCTCAAGTTCTTTGTTCATAGAGGCGCTAGATGGACGAAGCCGTAGTCCAAGAGTGCCGTCTTTATAGAGTTCCAACGCTTTCTTAAGCTTATCAGCGGAGTTGTTATACTTCTTAAGCTTTTCTCCAATTCCAAAGTGTGAATACATCGTCAAAAACTTACCGCCAAGCTTAACATGTGATGAGCGTATATCACCAGTTCGGAGACTGTTTCTGTTGTTTTGTTGCATCATCACCATGCTAGTACCAGCGGCGCTGTAGATACCGCGCTTCTGGTTTACAATGCCGCCGCCAGTACCACCCATCGCAGGATCTACGCCAGTACGTTCTTTAGCGATAGCCATGTGAAATTGATCAGGACCATCATTGTAGCCGACGTCTACTCCAGTCTTAATCCACTCTACCTCATCCTTACGTCCAGGAATAGCGACACCAGGAAAAATATCAAGTATCGAAGAGAGCTTCGACTCGGGATCCACACGCCATGCTCCGAGCATAGCATAGTTACGATTGTCTGTGCGCCAGTTGTTGTTCTGCGAAAGCTCTTTCTGTACCATATGAATCATCTCAGCAAACCCAGTGCCAAGATAAGACTCGTCATCGTAGGCAAGCTTCGAGTCCTGGTACGGAAGCATATTCTTGGGATAGTTATTAAACACTATCCATAAAATCTTCTCAGTCGCCTTGTGGTACTTCGCCTGAAACGCATACGTCAAGCCGTTCAGAATAAATGTAAAGTGGACATTATACACATACCAGCGAGCAGCGCCAGTATCGACTCCACTAGAATCAATAGAAAATTGCGCATTTATCTCACGTTCCATTTCTGTTTCTTGCACGGCGTCAGGACGATTGAGCAAGTCGTCTATGTCAGATTGTTTGTAATAAGGACTCTTGGATTTAAGATCCTTAACAGCCCAATAATCAAGAGATTCAATATGACCCATGAATTTCATGTTTTCGAGCTTCGGAACTGAAGGATCAAAGATGAATCTGTTCAGCGGCATCAGTTCAGGATGAGGGCCATCACGTTTTGTGAAGATATGGTCTGTAGATGTAACCGGCTCTTCTCCTAGTCCACCGCTGCCATAGAGACGCTCAACCTGTTCCTCATACTCGTATGGAGAGTAGATAACTCCTGTGCCATATTTAATAGCGCTATGCCACGAACTCTGCTCGACCCTGTATAAATCAAGCTCGTCAGGATCATAAGCCATGTCCATGAGGAAGTTTTGAATTATGCTCTTGAGTTCCTCTGTATCCTTCGTCGGCAAATCCCCAGACATTACCGCAGACCACAACGGATCGTACATATAAATGCCGCCCATAACACGAGCGAGCAACTCATCACAGGCAGTGCCGATAACAGGAATTACCAGATTCGCAGCGCCAGGCCAAGGAAAGTCCTTCGTCTCATTCTTAGGCTTAGCCTTGTATAACCGCACATACTCAGGCAGCTTCTCAGTCCTGAAAGTCTGCAAGCGTCTATCAAGATGAGCGCATTTATCCTTGATAAACATACACAGGTCAGCGTAGTTATCCTTGCCAAAAAGCTTCTCGGTAACTAACGTAGGCGGTTGATAGGGCATTAGCTTCCTTTTACACCTTTGTATTCCTTGGCTACTGATGCTTGACGAGATGCTCTATGCGTCTCAGGAGTGGTATCAAGATTCTTGTGCAGATAAGTACTTTCTCTTACTACTCTTGATCTTTCTGGAGTGCTGGGATCAGTCGTCATAATCCCGTACATTTCACGACTACTTATATCCTTAGCGATTCCAGTCTTGTTGCCTTTGTTCTGTTTGACAAGCCTGTTAGACGTTACTTCGTCTTGCGCAGTCTCTCTCATGCCCTGTTGCTGAGAGGCTATACGTTTCTTTCCTTCGGCCTTCACATCAATACTATCGTCTGACATCTCCATCCTCCTTTTACTTCACTTCCTCGGTCTGCGCGGGTACAGAAGTTGTAGTAATTTCACCTGTTGTGATCGACTTCATAGCAGGAAGCTTCGGTGTTGGAAACTGCGCTGCGTAGCTTTTGAAATCAGCTACAAGCAAGTTCATAAACTTGTAAAAAAATGTATACCACGGATTACCGTTTGGTGCAGGTAAAGCCTGCACCAAAGCCGAAGCGATCTGATTAGCGACATAAAAGATAAGAAGCCACTGCT